GATGAATTTGACAACGATATAGAACCGTATGACAGGGAATCAACTTTAGAATACATAAAAGGATTAAATATATGAAAACAATGGTAGAATCAGCAAGAACGGGAACGGCAAATAATTACACGATTCCAAAAATTGAAAAACTAAAATACGACAAAATGACTGAGCAACGAAAATGGCTTAAACGTGTAATGATTGAACGTTATCAGAAAAAGGAGAAATAAAATGAAAAAAATAATTTTACTTACAATAATAATATTTTTTATGGCGTGTTCAGATCAACCAACAAAATCAAACTACGAAAACACGCAAACAGAAACACCGTCAACTAATCCGACAACTCCCGAAAATCAAAAAGAATTGAAAGGGATTATTTACGGTACTCAAACAACGTATCTTTTGTACGATGATGGTAAAGAGCTTTTCAAAGATTCTAAATCAATTAAAATTTCTGATTATGAGCTTTGTAATGGTAATAAAATTTACACTCTTAACGAATACGGAGAAGTTACCGGAACTTACCTATTACAACATACACCCGAAGCAATTATAAGGTATAACGGTAAAATATATTATTCAATAAATATAATGACTGGTAATGTCAAACTTTCAGAAACTTACATTGACGGAGTTTTGGATAAAACAATAAACACAAACATTACAAGTTTTAAAATTTCACGTGACAATAAATTATTTTACTATGACTATTATAAATCCCCAAAAGATTATTCAGGATTAAATGACAACGTTTTATTTGTTTGGGATAATGGATTATGGCAAGGTTCACACTCAATAAATGGAATTGACTTAATTGGTTTTTCTAACTGGATAAATAACGCTTATTCATGGATTGAATATGATGGAATTTGGTACTCTCCAAATGGTTATTCTTTCGATGGAGTTGATGCACACGAAAATATAAATTGTCTTTATGAAAATAATTCAGATACAAATGCACATAAAGATATAATTGTTTTTTGCAAAAACATTGAAGGACATTATTATTTTTATTACATTGAAACATCAACAGGTTGGTTAATGCGTTTTAATATTGATTTTGATACAAAAGAACAAGTAAAGCGTCTTTATGTCGGCGATGGTTCAAATTTAGTTGCATTAGATAATTTAAAAACGTTACACCCAACTTATAAAAATAATGAATTATTTTATTGCAAAGATAATTTTATTTACTGTTTAAATATTGAAAGTCTTGAAATTTCAATTGTAGCTGGATTTTATGGATACGTACATTTACTTTAATATTTCGTCTGCTGTTGCTTCTTCGTGTAAGTAAAATTTAGACGTTATAGATATATCAGAATGATTTAGGTATTTACTGACTTTGTGAATACCTAACCGTTTTAAATTTATAGTTGCAAAAGTATGACGTAAAACATGAGGAGAAATTTTTAATCCGATTAACTTTCCAGATTTTGCAATCTTTTTATAAATTGTAGTCCTATCGGCTTGTTTCCCAACTCGATATTCAAATAAATATTTTTGTCCTTGAAATGTTTTAAGGCATTTATTAAACGTTGATTTTTTTAAAAAAACTATTCGTTGTTTATTTCCTTTCCCAATAATTTCAATCTCAACATATTTATCTTTTATCGTGCAATTAGATAATTTTATATTGCATAATTCAGAAACACGGCAAGCGGTTTGATATAAACATTCAAGAATTATCGCAACTTCAGGATCAGAAACTTTTTTTAATTTATCAAACTGTTCTTTGCTTAAAAACCTTTCTCTTGAAATTCCATCTTTAACTTTTACGGGTTTTACACGTTTAAAAACTTCGTCAATTTTCATTTTCCATAATGTAGAATCTTGTCCCGATTGTTCACCAATAATTTTTAATGATTTTTTAAGTGCGTTTAATTTATGATTAAATGTTCGTGGTTTATAATTATCTCGACAAAATTCTAAATATTCAACGATATTTTCTTCGTTAACGTTTCGACCGTCAAGCCAATTATTAAAAACTGAAATTGCTGCGTCGTACGATTTTATTCTCGTACTCGGCAACAATTCAATATTATTTTGATTATACGCTATAACGTTCATCTATCAAGTCGCATTGTTCATTGTAATAATCTTGACTTTTTTTAAGTGCTTTATTATCGCCCTGAATTTCTAATTTTGATCGCATTTCGTTTGATCTCAATAAAGCAATATCTTTTAAATGTCCAGCTTCTTTTTTCTTTTCTTCATCTGTTAATTTTGATATTCTCAGATTTTCGTTATAATCTGAAATAATTTCTTTCTGTTTATCCGTCAACATACTTTCTTTAATCCAGTTAGAATCAGCCGACAAATTCAACTCATTTATTTCATGCTTAACTGGTTCATCATTTTTAAATTCGTAATAAACGCCTTTATTGTTTTTTACAACATTTCCGTCAATGTCAACAAATTCATTTTTGACAAATGCAAGTTTTAAAGTATCTGCAACATCATCACGGACGTGTATTTCGTTTAACGTTGGTTCAAAAAATACTTGATTTTTTTGTAGTAATGATTTTTTCTTTTCATCAAGCAAAGGTTTTATTTTTATGATTTGTTCTTGAACTTTGTTAATGTCGTTTTGACGAGAATAATAATCAATCTTATATTTTTCCATGTCTGCACGATTTTTATTTTTATCTGCTTGTTTATAGCTCTGCTGTGCTTGAGCCATCATTTTGTAATAGCCGTTTTGCTCTTTTGCAAGCATTTTTAATTGTTTAAATTCTTCTGTTTTTTCAAATGCTTTTGAAGCAATTTTTTGAGTTGCTACAGGGTCAACGATACAATCCGAGAACCCTATAATAATTTTAAACCCGTCGATTTCTTTGTATAAAACTTTTTTCATTTTCATTCTCCTTTTTAATAAACTATTGCGTATTGTGTTGAAAAATTTGCCATACGTGTTTCTGATGATGTTCGTGGTGTTCCGTTTGTGCCGTCATCTTTTGGTAATGATGATAACGGCTGATGAGTGCCAACGCCCGCTCCGGCACTCATATTTCCGGTTGCAACTCCCGGGCATTCACTTGTTGTTGTACCATAAATATGTGTTAATCCGGCAGCAGTTGAATTTGCCAAAATACCAGTCCAGAACCTATGCCCCTGAAAAGAATCAGCTTGCACATCTCCTAAAAATCTACTTGCACCGTCTGGATCAACAGTCGCACCGCTATCATATCCGCGTGGAACTCGTCCGCGTGTGTCGGGAAGTTTAATATAATTTCCAGCCGTGTTCGGACTTGAACCATCAGAATTGTCACACCGATAAAACGCCCCACCACCTGCAAAAACTGCCGCGTTGTTTGCATCACCGACGTAAACGTTAGCTGCTAAGTCTGGATATGCAGAAACTAAAACCGCTTGACCTGCAAGTAAAAGACAATTATGCCCGAGATTAGACGGTGTATCGTTCAGCGGATATTGAACAATCGTTCCTGCTGGCACCCCGGAGTAAGAATTTCGCATTGCTTCAAAAATTTGTGATGCACTTCCTGACTCTAAAACTTCATCGGGTGTTAAATTTGCTTTGTTGAGCAAAAATTGAGATGGTCCGAACATCCAATTGTTAATCATATCCGCTATAAATTCAGTTCCGTTTGTATCTGATGGACCAGTTGAATTTATTGCCAACGCGTTTGGGAAAGTCCCTGTTTTATTTGCGAATGTCGCTTCTACTGATAACATTTTTTAATCCTCCTGTTTTTTATGCTATTACTAAACCGCACCAAGTAAAAATTGGTTTGTATCTTAAAATAATTTTTTTTAATTCGTTTTTCTTTTTGCTCGGAACTGTAGCAAGTTCTATATTTGTTAATTCTCCGTCAACGTTTCTTGTTGCTGTGCCACCTACAAAAAATATAAATCCCCAAGTTGTAGAATCCGTCGGAGTTGTATTTGTGTATGGCGTTTCTATAAAATCGTCATATTGACCAGCGACTGCAACTGTATTTCCTGCGTACATGTTTCCAGCACTTGACAAATAATCTGGAGCTTGATTTACTAAATTTCCATTCAATAAATATTCACCTCCAAGTTTTCCTGCGTAAGCATCCGAACGTCCAGCATACGCATTAAATCCACCTGCAACCATTTGATAACTTTCATCAATAAATTGAGCTGGGTCGACCGGTGGGTCATTTTTATGCACTAAAACGTCAAAACCGGCAGCGTCAAGCTTTTGCTGTAATAAATCAGCCGTGCCATTTACACCATTATTAAATTTTCTACTTGATAAAATCATGCGTCTATCATTTTCAGAAAGTCTTGAATCTGATAAAATACCAAATTCACGTTCTAAATCTGATAACAACGTGGTTTTCATCGGGTCGCGTATTGTAGATAAGTTAGATAAATATTGACGAACGTTTTCATAGTTCTCAGACAACGCATTTAAAAAATCGTCACTATCTGAAAACTCCCACGCCGAACCTTCGGGCAACATCGATAAAAACGCATCAAGCATTATATTAGACATAACTTACTCCTGAATTTTTAGAAAGTTCTCCGGGTTTTAAAATATAAGACGTTAAACTTGTACCCGCAGACAGTCCAAAACCAACTCCTGATGCCGTCGCACCGAACGCATCTAAAACATTTTGCACAATTTTTGAAACTGTTAAATCTGTGATAGTATCATTACGTTCAAATTCTGGATCTATTCCATCAATATACGGACGTAATCCTTCATAATATGTTGTTAAAGCTGTATTTATTGCAGTTTGACAACCAGATGTATTTCCATTCGGCACATCTAAATCCCGCACTTCTGTAAAAATACTAGTCCTTATAATTGATTCGACATATAATGTATCTGACGTTAAACCCAAAGGTTCTAAATCCGCTCCAGTATCAGGATCAACAGTTAATGCAGTTCTAACAGAGTTTAATAAGCCTGTAGGAGCTATTCCATCGGGATCAACGCTTGAATCTGCTTCAACATAAACCGTTCTTTCCGGCGGTACGCTTGAATCATCGTTGACTTGTAAATCTGTCGGGTTTCCCGTGTACGGATAACAACGAGCAACGCCCGAAACAGTTTGACCGCGTGTACGATAAATTGTCGCATTCGCCCCGCCACCCTCTGCACGTATAACGTCAAGAATTTTTGTCCTATATGATTCGTCGGTTTCTTCTTCTGTACCTGTTGTTGTAACGGATAAAACTTCAGCCTGTGGATTAAGCCCCGGGACTGGAGTTCCAATTGATAGCGTTTCGCCGACTTCTAAGTTTCCAATTACTCCAAGCTCGGACGCTGTGACAGATAAAGTCAACGCTCCACCAGAAACCGTACCGCCTGCATCAATTGAATATTGCAATCCGTTTGAATCGCCCGTATAATTGTTTGACGATTGAACTACAGTTCCGTCCGTTCCGGTTGCTTCGACTGATAAAACAGAAGCTTGAGAATTTCCACGTATAACGTCGTATTCGCTACCTATTAAATCTAAATCTTCGCCGGTTGCCGTCAATGCCAAATTTTGTCTTGAGCGTTCAGCGGCGTATTTATAAAGCAACGTAAATAAAACAGCTTCTTCAGTTGATAGAACATTTAAAAATGACTTGTCTACTGCTGGAATTGTTTGATTTAATTTGCTTTCAAATTTTGATTTATTTTGAGTGATAATATCTTTAGTTGCTGGTATCGTTAAACTCATTAAATTCTCCTATAAGCTGGATTAGTTGTCTGAAATATCCAATTCATGCCATTTTGTAGTAACAATAATTCAATTTCATTTCCAGATGGTGGAAATAATTTTATAATAATTTCAGTTTGATTGATTGACGGATTAGAAACTAATTTTTCAATCTTAGAAACTATTTCTTTATCAATCATCCATTGCAAAGCATTATCAATTGATTTTTCAACGCGTGTAAAATAAAATCTATTTATAGTTCCCTTAACTGTTTCTTCAAAATCAGAGCCAATTTTTTCAGATTGATTTGTAAAAAAAGAATTACCGAACCAACCTTTTTTAGTGAACAGTGAAATTATAACAGCGTTTTCAAGTCCGCCGTCCATAACAGGCAGACCGCCTTTGAAAACCAAAGAAGCCCCGTTTTCATCTATATAAATTTTCGGATCGCCCTCGTAAATTCGTATCATAATAATACCTTATCATTTTTTGCAGACGTTATGTCTGTTGTAACGGCCCCTTGAACATATGGCGGTATCGTTACACCAAGAGCCGAGAATGCAGTTACCATTGCAGAAATTGTTGCCGTTAATTTCGTTAGTTCAGCATTTATTAAAGTGTCTTGATTTGTCAAGGAAATTTCTAAATTATTATAATTAACTGCAAAATCAGTATTCCCGTTTATCTCGATAGTTCCATCTTTTTTCAAATAAATATAACTTTCAATACTTCCATTGTCTTGAGCGTAAATTTTCTTTTCGCCATTTTCAACAGTGCTTTCAATATTTGAATCGCAAACTATAGCAATTTTATTTGAAGCATTTCCAGCGACATCAATAATATAAACAGCCGTTCCAATTTCAGGAATACTGTCATTCTGTGAACCTTGAATATATTCGACTGTTTGCACATCTTCACTTGACGTTATTTCACAAACTAATAAAACAACGTTTTCATCTCCATCTGCATTCGTTCCAATTTTATAATCTTTTACTATTCCACTTCTCATATAGTACTCCATGGTAAAACTAAATCTTTTCCAGTGTAAGCGTTAGGCGGTACTATTGACAAATTTGTAGTAGTTCCACTTGACGTGTAATCGTATTCGACTTGAGTAATTAAAAAATCAAACCCATTCGGAATACCTAACACGTCCGATTTAACAGTAACAATTGTATTCTCACGCCATAGGTTGCCGTCCGGACCATACCAATTATTTTGCAACGGTCTTTTTATCGGCATAGGAATTGTTAAAGCTTCAATAATTTGCTTTGACCTTTGCCAACTTGCCGTGTCTTTTATATTTCCTTCCGTATTATCATTAGCTTCAAACGTTAATTGTCTCGAACGTGGAACAATATCATCTTTTGCGATTGCTTCTTTTTTAGAAAACTTTTTTGCGTTTTGTCCGATTGCTCTATACAAATGATATAAATTTCGACCGTCAAAACGTGCTGAATATTGTTCAGATAATGGAACTTCATGAATAATAGTTCCTACCGATTTGCCGTCAACGTTAGCACGCGTGAAAAACAACTTTCCTGTTGTCGTTGACGAAATTAAAATCGAACGTTGTTTCGCATATTTCAGTAAATGTTCAAATATTTTTTGACCAGTATCTGCGGTCATTCGTTTAAACTTTCCTCCGTCGCTGTCTAAATCAGAATCAATAAAAATTCCGAGCGGTTCGCATAATTGTTTAGCTCTCTCGAATAATGAAATATTATTTTTTTCATAAGGTGGTGAAACGCAACTGTCAATAATATCGGCAGTTGTTGAAAATATTTCAAGTTCTTTTTTTATACCGGTTGAATCCTGAGTTTGCGACACGTTATATAATCGACCTGTCAGCATCAATTCATTTCCGAGATAAATTTCTGCATCTGTAAATGAATAAGGTGCGGTTAATTTATCAAGGTCTTTGTCAAGTCCCGGGATCCATGCAATTGAAACGTTACACGCATCGGCTGCAGTGTCCATTGTTCTTAAAAGTTTCGCTGCTTCTACTGGTATTTCTCTATTCCCTAAAATTAAAGTAAATTCGTTTTTATTTTTCCCGATAAGAGTTTTTTTCTTTTCTATAATTTCTGGAATAAATAAAACGTCACCAGGGTAAATAGTCGGTAAATTTTCAAGCGAAATAGGGCGTCCATTTAAAATTGGATTTGCATTTACAATTAAACCAGTTTTTGAACTTGTCCCATATGCAGTGTTAGAAATAAACGTTATACGGTCGCCTGATTTTACTTTATATCCATACCCTGCGGTTGGTCTTGTTTTTATCTCATTAGACATAAACAACAACCTCACTACCTGCACGCATTAGTATAATCTCGTTGTTTTTCAGGTGGTTTATATCAATAAAACTATCAAGATTTATGTCATTTTCTCCGAGTTCTCCATATTCTTCAATGACTACCTGTATCGGTGTTTTATTTTTGTCAAGAATAAATTTCTTTTCAATCTGCAAATTAAATAATAAACTTGTTAAATATTTAAGCGTTAAACTTACTAATTGTGAAACATCAGAATAACTTTCAGATTGAGAAAAATATTGAGAATCAATAGCTTCGTCTTTATATAAAGTTTGTGATTTATCTAATTCTTCAGTTACTTGACTAAATAAATCTGTAATAGTGTCCGCTGTCTGTATTGCTTCCGAACGTGTTTTAATGGTAGAGTTTAAAACAGATATACACAAAGCACATAAAGCGGCAAGCAAAAAACACTCCTGACTTGCTGCAATATTTTTATTTTCAACAGTTGCCGTTTCGGGCGTTAAATTATTTCCTGCGTTTATAACATTTTCATACGCTGATATTTTTGTATTTATATCAGTTTCTACGGTCGCAGGTGTTAAAAATAATTGTTGATATTGTCCCGATAACGATTCGACGTCAATTATTGTTTCTGAAATTGTGTCATTTATTGACCGCTGTATTTGTAGACCTAAATTATATATAGCATTGTTTAATTTTGCGATAGGATCAAGAAACGCATCGCGTAAATTTGTAATGTCTTCAGTAACGTCTCGGAGTGCCTGAGTAGCTGATTCTATAGTCTGCGTAACGTTATTTGCAAACGCAACCGCTGAACTATTATTGACAGCTTCAGATGCTTGCTCAATTAAATTTCCCTGAGAAGCTGTAGAAACTACTTCAGAATCCGGTAAAGGTTCAATCCAATTTATGTCAAATTGTGTATAACCCCCTGCAGAAGTTGGAGAATCAGAAACCGAATAATCAACAATTTGTAAAATCAATAAACCACGTACAGGATGAATAACGTTCCAAGTCCCACGCTCTTTTATTGCATCTTCAAATTGTTTTTTTAATAAATCATGGTCATCGCCTGCAAAAATTACTGCAAACGAATATTTATCAGAATTAAGTCCTAAGTCTTGAACTACTTCACCGTCAAGACCCGGATATGAAAATATCCCGAGTTTTTTTGAGTTTGTTGTTGTCGAATCTTGAAATAATCCTTCAAATTCAGTACCATCCGGAGATGTTAAATTTATATTTGGTAAAACTCTATTTTGCCATGACATTAGTTAGCCCCCACCATATTGACGTTAATTGGTTGAACTCCCGTTTTTTTCTCTGAATATGTTGAACCTGCTGGAGCGTTAATATTTAATTGACCGCTGTATGAACTTGCCTGTGCCTGTTTTGCGTTTGGAGCTTGTTTTGTAAAATCTGTTGTAGCTGAATTTATTTTCCCAGTAACGCCGCCGATATATGATTGCTGCGAAACTTTAGCCTGAACGTCCGAAACTTTTTGTACTATTGACTGTAATCCGGAAACATCTTTACCCAAAGCTTTACCGACTTTTATAGCGGCTCCCAAAATTCCCTTTACGACTGTTCCATATATTGTTAAAAAATAATCAACTATTGTAAAAAACACTTTTTTTATAACTCCAAACGCTGCAATAAATCCGCGTTTAATTCCTTCCCATGCCGCTATAAAAATATTTTTTATAAACGTTGCACCTTTAACAAGTGCGGCTTTAACTTTATCCCAGTTTTTTACTAATAAAACTATAATACCGATCAATACAACAATCCCGGCAACAATTAGACCGATCGGATTTGCCATTAATGCTATATTAAACCCGTTTTGAAAAGCCGTTGCAATCATAACAGCGACTTGATATGCTTTCCATGCAGCAACTAAAGTTAAAATTAACGGAGCAAGTTTTAGAAGCGTCGGTATAAATGGAACGATAACGTTTAATAATTGCAACAATTGCAATTTGACCGGCAATAATTGTTTCCCGACTTCTTCCATCGCGTCACCAATTTTATTTTTTAAACTTTTTTCTATACCTCCAGAACTTTTAGCAATTGCCGCGGCTGTACCTCCATATTGATTTTCAAGCTCTTTTAAAATCATTTCTTGAGCTTCAGCAACGCGTCCCGTATTCGACAATTGTTTAATTAAAACTTTTTGCTCTTTTGAAAATTGTATTCCGGCACGTCCCAACGCTCCCAAGTTTGCAACCGGATCATTCAAAGCTTTTGACAACATTATTGTAGTAGCTCTTAAATCGCTTTCGCCGGCATCAAGTCCTTTTAATTTAGCAGTAACATCTAAAACGGCAGCTTGAGCCCTGTCAAATTGTTTACCTGTAATATTTGTAAATGTTAACATTTGAGCGGTAACGCCCTGTAAAATTGCTTCGTCACCAAAAAATGTATTTTTTTGAAAATTTTGTGCTTGAGTCGTTAGTTGTTTTAAAGACCTTCCAGCGACCATATTCGTAGAAACTAAACCAGCTTTAACGTTTGCAATCGCTGTTTCCTGCTCTTGAAAAGCCTTTATGGATTGATCTGACCAGCGTAGAACTTGACGTGCTGAAATAAAAGCAAACGCACCTTTTAACGCTGAACCGAAACGACTACCTGACCGGCTCGCACGATTAAACGCAGCGGTTGACGTTTTACCGAAAATCTTTACGGACTTAGTCGCTTTTTTGACGGCCTTAGAAACGCCGTCTTTTGCGGTAAAATTTGTATTTACTTTCATGTTAGCCATTTATTCAGCCGCCTTGTCGTATTGATCTTGTATAATCTCATGCCAGTCAAACCAATATTTTAATTCTGTAAATTTCAACTTTAATATATCTGATATGGGTTGGTTATCAGAATATAACGCTCCCATATAATTATCGATCTTATTTACTACACTAATAAAAAAAGGGTTGCTATTGACTCACAGTTAGACAAATCAGAACCTTTTAATTTACAAATTCCTTCATAACCAACGCCGGTCATACTTCCTGCTAATTGGTGTATTTTTGTAAATTCGTTTACTGCTCTCATTTCAGATTTATTTTTTGCTGATATTTCCGGGAATACTAATTCCGATCCTTTTTTTGTAACCTGTGTAACGCTTATTTCGCCATCTTCATTTTCAGAAATATCAATAAATCCCATTTTAATACCACGTTTAATACGTTCAAAAGTGCTTGAAAACGCATCCGCATCGTCTTGTTTTTGAGCATCTAAAAATCCCTGCTCATTATCATATCCGTAATACTCAAAAAAATCATCAAGTTGTTTCTGTGCTGTTTCTGCCGAAACTGTTTTTAAATTTTGTTTTTTTCCGAACATTTCAAAACCTCTTTTTTATTTATATTTGCGGGCTGTTTTTCAAGCCCGCTTTATTTTCTTAGCTATAAAACGGTGTCCATTCGTCTTCTGCTGTCATTGTCAAGGTTGTAGTACCCTCGGCAGTTGATCGGCCTTCAACGTTTATAAAACCAACACACCTATAAACAGAATTATCCGCAAGCGTAACGGACATCGGAAAAACATTTCCGTCATCGTGTAACGTTTCAAGTCGTCCGTGCTGTTGCGGTGAAGTGGTAAGCGTTATGCTCTCTAAATCTGCCGGAATTGCTGTGAACTTTTGAAAAGTTTTTCCACTTGTCGCTATTCCCTCTTTTTCTTTACGCGGTTTTTTAGTCGCGTCAATGTCGGCTTTAGCGTTATATGAAATACCGTCAATTAAGACTTTTTTAATAGTACCTACTTGAAAACCCATTTACACCTCCTTATAAAAATACGTCAATTGAAGTATCATGTTCTATCAACGTGTTTATAATATCGCCTTGTCCTGATAAAACAATCTTGATATTATTATTAAATCCATTTACTAATGCTCGAATCACAACTACAATATTTTCTTTTGTGTAGCTTGATGAGTAAATCCACGCATTAGCTTCCCACTCGTCTGCAAGTGCAATAAAATCATCTATTACAGAATCAATATCACGAGCTTTTTGTGCTGAATTTGCATTCGTAACTTTTGTAACGTTTTCGACAATTGAAATACCTTGCCATTTTTCAAGATTGAAATTTACTTTTACAGAATTAGTAATATTTTGCAATATCGAAATATTACGATAATTTCTATATCCGTTGTTTTCTGCAGGCACGCTGTCTGGATGATAAAATGTTAAAACGTTAGTCAAAACAACTGCACCGCTTGAAATTTTAGTCGGAGAAATTCCAGCTTTGCACGCAAGGTCTCTATTGTCATAATCATCAGACCATCTTTCATCTACAGAACCAGCACGAACCCCAGACAATACTTGACCACCCGCATTTTCTTCAGCTCGAACGTTATTTAATCTTGCATTTATTCCAACCGCTTGAGCAGCGATTTCTGCCGGGTGATTTACAGAACCAGGCACGGCAACAATTCCGTTTGTCCTGTCAAGTTTTCGACCGTCTCCAAGTGCGATAAGTGCAGAAAGTCCGCCCGAACCAGTCGCAACATCTCCGATTAACGATCTAAACGGACGTTGAACATCATCTGCATAATTCCCTTCCGCAAGATTTCCAGTTCCGTTATATGAACTAATCGCATTTAACGTTGTAGTATCTTGTCCGTAACCGTGAATTAAATCTGTAAAATAGTTTTCGTTTTGACTTGAACCAGTACCAAGTGCATCAAGTGCGTCTTGAATATCAGGTAAACCCGAACCGCTTGACATTGGTGTAACGGTTGCAGACGTTAAACCATCAGGAAATTCATCAGTGTTTTCTTCGTTAAAAGAAATTATTACATCGTTTCCGTAAGTACCCAACGTTTTAGACGTTATGTCTACTTGCTCTGGTGTTGAACCATTAACAGCTGCCGTAATATTTAAGTCAGTTTCGGCGTTAATTTTTGCAGCGTATGCAGTCGCAAGCTGTGCCGGAGTTCCACCCGCAAAACTAAACGGAATCGCTTCTCCAGAAACGTAAGCGTAAATCGTACCTGCCGAAATTGTAGATCCTGCAAATAATACGCTACCAGTTGCAGCAACCCCAGAACCGTTTTCGGGTTGCGGACATACCCAAGTTTCAACGCCTTTTGCCCCTAAATTAGAAGCGATTGCAAGTCTATGCAACATTGACCCCGAACCATATTTTGACGCCACATCTTCGGGCGAAAATATTTGAACAGGGACGTTATCTACTATTGTTTTTGTATTGTCATAACTTCCGACAATCAATATTTTTCTTTCTAAAACATTAACACTTGTTTTAAGCTGTACGTTACTTACACTAACAGCATTTAACTGTGCCAATGAATTTGGTGTTATTCCCATCTATATTCCTCCTGTTTCAATTTGTGTAACAGAAACATCATCATTTTTTATCTCAATGTTTGTTGTAATTCCTTCAGACTCGACACCTTCAACAGAAATTAAGCTTTCTGACAACATACATTCAAGCGTCATAGTTGCAGAAATGACCGCGTATTCTCCGCGTGGTATCGGCTCGTTTTTTCGTATGTCTACTAATTGCCGACTTGCAACGTTTACTGAATCAGCTCCAAGCTCTGAATTTTTACCTGCCATTATAATCTGATAAACATATTCTATAAGTTCGTCTAATTTTTCATCAGCCTGTGCAAGTGCGTTTTTATGATTTGCTAAAATTGCAGCACGTTCAGAATCACTTGTTGCTAAATCAAGTCCAGATAAATCAACGCTTGCTGAAGTTCCGACCGTCAAGTCAATTTTAAACGTTGCTTTGTGTTGAGTGTCTCCGTAAATTGCACCGTCAAAATTTCCAGATTCATAATAAACTTGAACCGACCTATTATTATTTACAACCTCTTCAGCAGATTGAATTTCTTTTTGATAACCGATTACTTGGAACTTTCCTTCGTAAAGTCCGCCAGTCTCAATTTCAGTTTTTAAAATATTTTCCAAGCTGGTCTTAACCGACCGAAAAGTCATCA